CCTTGTTGTTCATAGGGGTGGTAATATGCTATTATTATCTAGAAATTGGATGTTTAGAGGGGCTAATGAAATATACGCATATAAATTTTCAGATTATTTGCCAGGATTAGAACCCGAGCCTTAGCCTGAGCCTGAGCCAGAGCCACACTATAATAATTATACTTTGTGTAATTGTTAATTTAATAAATAATATAGGAATATAATATAAATGGTAAAACAAACAGGTGGTAGTATTTTTGATACCATAACTAGTCTTTTTTCAACTAAAAAAAACGAACCAGTGGCATCAGTCGCTTCTTATTCCGCTCTTTCAAATACTGAACCAGTTCAACAAATTGAAAATGATGCGTCATTAGACTCTAATAATGACACATCAATGGAAGGAGGTAAAAAATATAAAAATAAAAAAAGGAAACCAACTAAAAAAAAGAAACTTACAAAAAAAAGGAAACCAACTAAAAAAAGGAAACCAACTAAAAAAAGGAAACCAACTAAAAAACAAAAAAAATAAATAGTTAAATATATAAATGCATTCATTGAATTCATTAAAAATTCCTGATTCCGATATACATTTATATATTCATAGTGCGTTAAGGACAATTGGACTTTATACCTCTACAAGTATTGCCATCATCTTGTATGCAATTAAAGTAAAAGAAAAAGAAAACTTTAGAGGTATTGTAACTTATTCTACCTCTTTACTCTTTTTGACTATTGCTCTAGGAGTAAATTTAATTTTATTATACGATCTTAATATATATTTTAAAGAGCACCCCGAAGAAAAATTAATTGCAAGTAATTTACGATTTATACCATTTTTATCTGTCTTAGGGCTTTTAATTATTTATATTTTTACCATTAAAAGTTTTTTAGATCTACATAAAAAATAAATTACTTCGAAATCCTATTATTTAATTTTAATAATAATAAGATTCCCAATATTCCCAACGATCCAATAAAAGCTTGAATAATAACATCTTTTGGCAACTTTGATTTATTATTATTTGAAAAAGCTTCTATACAAGCCTGTTTTGTTATGGGATTAACTTTGTTATTTAATGTAAATGCACAAGGATCCATATTTTTTATATCACTTAATGTGACAAACTGAGTTTCTGAATTTTTTTCATTTTTATCATTAATTGTCTCCATCGTTAAACTTTGACAATCGGGAGTAGCTCCTTGTTTAAATCCACTGAAAAGGCTAAATGGATTTAGTGAATTTAAATTACTCATCGCTCCTGGAATTAACCCACGAAATGTTGTAAAATTTTGATCCAATGCACTACTTATAAAAGGAATATTTCCCAAAGGGACATTATTAATATAAGAATATCTATCTTCTTTCGCTCCTGTATTTACATCTTTACACTTACCGCCACTTTGTAAAAAGAATTTATTTCCTAATGGTTGTCCTGTTTTGGATGCTTTTCCAGTTCCTGTCACTAATAACTCGGTGTAAGCAATTAAACCATTTACATCATTTGTTAAATTTCTTAATGTACCCCTACTACTCATACCTATTGCTTGAGGATTATTAATATTTTTATAATAAGGATAAGATGGTCCTAATAAATTATTCTTAACTTCACTAGCATTTTCTTCTATTTGATCAAATAAATTAGACATATTATATAATATATAATAAGGTTTTTTATTTAATTGGTTGTATCAGTATCAAGAGAACCAGCTATTAGGTCATTCTCTTGTTGTTTAATAAAGGCGTCTAAAGTATTAGAATTGGTATTAACATTAGTTTCTATGTCATTTACTTTGGAAGTTAAATTACTTAATTCTTTTAATTTTTCATCTAAAATTTGAATATTTGCAGCATTTTTTTGGGCCAACATATAAGAAGTATTATCATAAGGAGCTATTTCTTTGTCTTTCTTGTCATCATTAGTTTCAAATGGCTCTTTAAAAGAAAAAATTGTAAAAATTTGATAACAAACCAAAATTAACAAAATTAAAAATAAATATTTGACTAAAATATCTATCATTTACTATACTATGAGGTTTTATTTTCTATCTTAAATATATAATGCCTGGAATTCCATTAAATATGAGAAATAGTAGGAGAGCTAGTTTTAGTTCTCCTGCTTTTAATATTATTAAATCTAGAACAGATGTTAATTCAAAAAGAGCCCCAACTGTTTTTTCATATGTACCTGGAAAACATCGCCCTGATCATAATAAACAATACAATTTAGCATATTACGATAGTGAAACTAATAAAGACCCTAATGCATTCCGGGCTAGACCTATTAAACATTGGAGAAAACAATATGGTAATAAAAATACTGTTTCAGCAAATAGGTATTTACTTGAATCCTACGATCGTCCAGGAGGTTTTACCAACACAAAAAACAATAATATTTGCAAAGATTGTTCCGGCACAGTTTTAACTTATCCTAATTCAGACATAGGCAAAATTAATAAAACTGGACGATTCGCTCCACATGAATCCACATATTATGAACCTTATCAAAAATGTGTTTCTGTTTGTGATATCCCTTATAATGCACGCAAATTAATACAATACCCTAGTTATGTAAATACTGATCCCACCAAACCAATTTTTTATCAAACATCTAAGGCTTACTTACGATCAAGATGTAAATTATTTGAACAAAAACAGTTTTATTATACTGATCCTCTTACTGCAAATATTCAAGGGCTTCCGTATAAACAATCTTATCAGGCAAATTGTACTCCAACAACCACCCAATGTAAAACCAGTCATTACAAGCCAAGTAACATTCAATTTGCACAACAAGGAGCCGTTGATTCAAGTAGTCGTATTTTACGATTAAAATTAAATACTATTAATAAGGCAGCAAACTTTTCCGATAATGGTAATTTTAATTTGGGAGAAGCTCTTCCTAATGCGTTTGCTTATAGTGGTAGGCCTGAAGCACCATACACTATTAAAGCCAAATTTAATAATTGTAGTAAAGCTCTTTATGCTAGACATCCAGCTGGTATCAACACTCGTAGATACTATAAAGGAGGTACAGGTAATAGGGTTACTTCATGTTTTAGAAATGAAAAGGGAAATACTTTGTTTTATTCTCAACGACAAAGTCCAAATGTCTTCACTTATGGAACAGGTTCCCCTACACGAAGTCCTTATGGAATAAATTAAAAAAATAAAATTGATTTTTTTTAAATAGAAATTTCATTTTCAACATTAAAAATGAAATCTCTTTATTCAAACTCAGCAAAATCTGTTAGTTATAAAAAATTACTGACATTATCAGATCAATTTAACTTAGCAACTACCGATTTTTTGGAAAATAAAATCACTTCTCTATCTTCATTTTTAAAAATGAAGAAACTTGGTAATAATATTGAAATAATTCATGTTACTCTTCCAATCCCACTAATTATATCAAAAATTAATGATCCTAAGTCAATTGAAAATATTATTTTGGATCAGTGGTGTGGATATTTTAATAAAGGTGAAAAAAATGAAGATTTATTAATAAATGTATTACCTTCTTACATGGAACAAGGTAAAATCATTTATATTTATTTGGATATGTATGATTATATTTTAAATGAGGAATTTGTTGAAAAAAATGATCGTATTTCCTATAATAGTCATTCAACCTCATGTATAATGTATCCAAATGTTCATGGAAGTTATAATACATACTATTTTAATCCTCATGGTCACGATCTTCTTGATAATAAAGAATTTGATCTATATATTTCTCAATTTAGATCAAAAAATATTCAATTTGATATTCCTCTTGATAATGTTGTTATGAATAATTTTATCTCTGTACTTAATAAACATTTACCTATTTACTTACATTATGAAAGTACAGAAATATATAATTATTATGGACCAAATTTACAAGTTAATGATAACCATGGGATTTGTTATTTATTTCCCTTTTTGATATTTCATGAATTATTAAATCACCTTGATATGTTTGCTTTGACATGTTTCTGTAATAATAATATTTTACCATTTATTTTGAGAAATATATCTAGGTTTAATAAAAAAGTAAATTAATATTTTAATCAAAAAAAAAACAAAAAAATTAATATTGATCAAATAGAATCAATGTTCGATAAAACATTTTTGTACAGAATATTTTTAAAATTTATAAATTATTCACAACATGTTCTTCCTCATCATTTACATTAGTAGCCTTAGAAATCCTATCTTTATCATTTTGAACTTCAAAATTTATTTTGTTAAATGGTACCTTATGTTTTAAACACCACTGAATACATTTCTGTACATGATTATATATAATTGAATCCAATGATTCACTAGAATTTTTTTCTATTAATGCTAATGTACTTGATATTGCATCTAATTGTTGTTGTCCAATTATTCCGTTTATTTCTTCAAGTTTTATAAATAAACAACAAGGAATAGAAATTTTTGGGAATTCTATTAAAAAAGTTTTATGTTGCATTTCTTTAATCAAATCAGTAAAGCGTTCTACATAATGTTGAGTATTGGAAAATTTAAAATTCTTTGCAACTATATATCTTTCTGAGTTAGCAAACCGACTCGTGTTTGGTTTCACAATATAAACCTTTTCATAAAAACAATTTAATACATATATCATTTGACACGAAACATGAAAGAATATATCAAACATTTTTAAAATAAAATTACCTCCTTTTTTTTGTAATACTAAAGCATAACACATTTGACTAAAAATTAATTTAGTTGATAACAATTCCTGTTTATTAAAATCAATTGAATAGTCAAATCCTCCATCTCCTGTCATTATTTCCATTGAATTACCAAATTTATTTGCACAATATCTTAAATTTACAGGGTTCAATAAATCTCCATCCTTTCCTTCTCCCTCAACAATTGTAACATTTGGGTGCTTTCCAATGAAGTGTTGGCTTTTCTTCCAACCTGGAACATTATTGTTTTCACTCAACAGCGTCATTCCGTAATATTGATCATCACTTCTTTTTCTTAAATGGGAAATTGCTTCAATAAATCCTCCTGGGCCTTCAGCAAGATGAAAGGATGTAATAGGTTTCAAAATAAATTTATCTAAAATTGAAAGCATCTGGGAAATTTCAATAAATTTAAAATAAGAGCGTGATATAGGTCTAGTTTTTGCAACCGCATGTTTATGGTTATAAATATGGGAATGGATAAATTCATATGGATTTATTATTTTTTTTGCACTATCCCATTGTAGAATATATTTATCTATTTCCTCTTTGATTTTGGTTAAATATTTATGAAGAGAAGGAGAAATGAAAATAGGTAATTTATTGGTTTGTATATTATTTTCCAGTTTAACCGAAAAATCTTGGGGTTCAATCACATTATGATTGAAATTTATTAAATAATAACTCATACATAAATTATATTTTTTAACTTTATTACTTTATTATACTAATTAATTATAAATTGACTTTGTTATAGGTTTCAAAGTATAGTCTAGTTATTTCTCTCAAATTTGATTTATTCTCCATTAATGGGTTATGTTTATTAATGTCAAAATTAACTATTTTCTGAATCCCTCTATAAATTAAACATTTTGGATTATTTAAAGGATCAATATCCATTCTAAATTCTCTTTTCAAATTCCGTATATTCATAATTTTAAAAATTTGTTCAACAATATATTGTAATAAAATATTGGTAGGATGATTCATTGAATAAAAAAGTAGTTTATCTTTATAATTATCCTTTATAAATTCCCAAATTGAGAGAATAAAAACATTTCTTTGTTGTAAATATTTTTTTTTATTGTTATCACATCTAATTTTTAACTCGTGCAAACTTTTATTTACATTATCTTCTAAAGATTCTTTATTGTAAAAATTTTCATTTTCAACTACTTCATTTATAAAATCTTCTTCTGATTTCCCATTTTTATAATATGATATCATTGTTTTATAATGATAATCTATTGGATCCTTTAAAAGTTGATTATTTATCGAATGGTAGGATAAATCAGGATAATATCCATTAAAATAACAAGATTCTATAATAATAATGGCACAATGAATTTTTACATTTTTTAAAATAAAGTCTGTACCCAAATAATTTTTCTCTCTATATTTTGTTTGAATTGGATTACAAATTATAATATCACTTTTTATAATTAACTTTTTAAAATCTAGTTCTGAAATATTTGTAGTAAAGCATTCCACATAACTTATGTTGAATTTTTTTATTGGTAAATTCAAAATTTCCTTAATAGCAAATAA